GTAGGAGTTGTAGACATAATAAGCTGATTTTGTTGTTCTTGCAAAACAAATAGACAAATAGGAACAGAAGTATAACGAGACAAATCAGAGCGTTGACAGAAGTATTTAAGTAGAGATTTGTGAGGAGGAATATATCTAGGCAGACTAAGTAAAATAGCATCTTTATCCTCACCATAAGTAGTTTTTATTTGGGCAATTGAAATTTCATTACGAGGAATAACAAATTCTTGTTTGATTCCTTTTAATATAACGAAATCACAATTGTCAAAATAAGGAAGAAAGTGAGCTACAGTAAGAAGAGAGCGGCCATGAATAAAAACACCGTTTAAACGTTGTTTTGTTTCATCACCAGTTTTGGTATACAATCTATAAGTATTATAAGGAAGAGCATAATTAACAATTTCATAGGAATTTTGGTCTAAAATACCTTCAGATTCCACAGTTTCAACAACAGGTTGGGCAACACGAGACGTTTTGGAATCACCACTAGACATTTCAACAACAGGACGAACTAAACGAGAAGTTTTCGAATCACCACTCGACATTTCAACAACAGGACGCACCAGACGAGAAGTTTTAGAATCACCACTCGACATTTCCACAACAGGACGAGACACATGAGAAGTTTTAACATCTCCACTAGACATTTCAACAACAGGACGCACAACACGAGCAGTTTTAGAATCACCACTAGACATTTCACCAATCGGAACGGAAGAAACAGGAGTTTTAGAAGTAGAAAATTTCTTATAAGTAACATAAGCGGTTAACAGACCTAACAACAAACCAGCAGTTAAAACTACAGGATGTTTTAAAATACTAAAAGACCAATTATAATTAGATGCTACAAATTCACGACATTGGATAAGTTTACGTTCAAGGAGTAGTTTAGTAGTAGAAACGGGATCAAGAATGTATTGTTCATAATAATTATGAATAGGAGCTAACAATTTAAAGTGAGAGTGTAATTCAACTATAGGGTTTTCAGCAAATTGCTCATAATCAGCATCATCAAAATATTCTATGGGTAAAACAGGATCATCCACAGATTGAGCAGCAACAATAGGAATATAAGTTTGGGGTTTTGCATTACGGATTTTCTCCTGTTCGGAAGCAATATAGGACAGAAGTTGCTTATCAACAGCACCAGATTTGTTATAAGCATGAGACACAAGAGATATATATTCTTTGAATGAGAGATCACCAAAAATAGTGCCATAATCATTCAAACTATACACATTAAAACGCACAGTATTTGGATCCAAACCAGTAGTTCCAAGAACTGCTTGTTGTTTTTTAGGATCACGCTTACCACACGTTGTTACACGAGGATCAAGAAACATTTCAGCTGCGATAGCAAAACGACGATAAACAGCTTCAGGAGCGACAAGAGAAGAAACAGCGGGACGCTTTTGGTTAGAGGTACATATTATGAATTTGGAGTTAAAGAACGATTTACTTTTCTCAGCTAAACTAGCTTTATGTAAAGGATAAGGAGCAATATTACCAGTTTTAATAATTTCAAGCAATTCTAAATTAGGAGCAGTTTGACTATCTTTTAATTGGGCAAAGTCATCATAAATAGTAACAGATTGATTTTGATAACCATCCCAATATTCTTGAGTAACATTACGATAGTAAACTTGATTATTATAGTCTAACACAAGAGAAGGAGAGATAAGTTTCATACATTCTAAAGCAATAAGAGGGGTCATAGTAGATTTTCCAACACCAGTACTACCAGTTATATATAAGGCAATTGGAACTTCACGCGGCTCATAAGGAGTAGCACCAATATTATCCACAAGAGTATAAAGATTAGAAATTTGGTTGTGGATTCTATTAAAATGTACTTTTTGGGTAGTATCTAAATGGAGTTTATTAAGTTGATTAGACAATCTATTACCTTCAAAGAACAATTTCTCAATTTGGAGACAAGCATCACGGGACTTAACTATTTGGGACCTAAAATCTAAAGCTAACACATCATTTACAGCAGACTCCCATTCGGTTAAACCATCTATCATAGTTTCCAAATCAGCAAGATGTTGACGTTGTTTACCGAACACCTTCAACAAAACATAATCATACACATATTCAAAGATGACAATCAAGTTACTAAAAGCTTGAGGACCTGTAGCTAAAAGACGAGACACATTAGAGGAATTAGAAATCATATTTTTAAGAAACAAAGAAGTAGGAATTTTCTTAAGAATAAGAATGGAAGCAAGAGTTGCTAAAACAGGGAAACCAACAGTCCAAC